AAAGACCTTAAAGACCTTGCGGGAAGCGGCAAGGGTGTTTTAGTGCGGACGATGTGTCCAATTCCCTCGCGGCAGGTTCTTCCAGTGGCCCTGTTTGGTCAGTTCGGCCTTCAGCATCTTGTAAACGGGCGAATCGTAGCCCATTTCGCGGACAAGCGAGAGGAAATACTCTAACCAATGCCTTCTAACGTAAGTTCGGCGCATAGCAATCTCCCAAAATGCAATGCTAAATCAGAAATCGTCTCCGTGGAACAGAAAACTTGGGCACGTCTAAACTGGACAAGGCGCATGACGCAGTGGCTGAGAAAAAGCGGCTGGAACGAGTTTAAGGAAATTTCGGGAAGATGGGTAATGCCCAGAGGGCAGCACATCGATATGCGCCTAAGCCGTGGCGGCTCGCTGTACTCCACTTTTGGCCGCGAGGTCTTCGCTGAGACTCTTTGCCAGATGGAGCGGAGTCAGTGAAGGACAAGGGCAAATTCCATCAGCGGCGCACTCGATTTATCAAGGAATATCTCAAAGACCAGAATGCTACGCGAGCGGCAGAAGCGGCCGGCTATAGTCCGAAAACGGCAGGACAGCAAGGCCATCGCTTGTTGAAAAATGTTCAAATCAGAGAAGAGATTGAGAATGCGAATTCCAAAGTAAACGCCAAGCTGGAAATAAGCGTGGAGCGCGTCAAGTTGGAGCTCGCGAGACTTGCCTATTACGATCCCCGCGCATACTGGAATGCGGACGGTTCAGCCAAGCCAATTACCGATCTGGATGAGGACTCAGCACGGGCAATCGGCGGGTTTGAGATGGCTGAACTCTTTGAAGGCAAGGGCGACGAAAGAAACCTTGCTGGCTATGTTAAGAAATTCAAGCTCGCTGACAAGTGTAAGGCGCTTGAGCTTTTAGGGCGCAATCTGAAAATGTTCACCGACAAAGTGGAAGTCAGCGGAGATGAAGGAATTATTCAGGCGTTAGCCGAAGGCCGTAAGCGAGCCGCAGCACGATGAGCACCCAAGTAATCAATCCAACTATTCCAGCACCACCGATTCCAGCCAAGGTTCAACTCGCCAAGCAGGTAGCGGAATATTACGACGATCCGTTGGGATTTGTGCTTTTCGCATATCCATGGGGCGAGCACGGCGCATTAGACGGCGAGCCGGGGCCAGACGACAACCAGAGGGAATTCCTGAACTCGTTAGGCGAGGAAGTTCGCAAGCGCAAGTTTGATGGTTCCACTCCTGTTATGCCGGTCAAGATGGCAGAGACGAGCGGCCACGGGACGGGCAAAAGCGCAATGGGCGCATGGTTGGCGGACTGGATTTTATCAACTCGCCCGTTCAGTATTGGGACAGTGACGGCTGGTACCTATGTCCAGCTTGAGGAAAAAACATGGGCGGCGATTCAGCACTGGACGAAATTGTGCATTACGGCCTCGTGGTTCGATATTCAGGCTAGCGGGGTATACCACAAGTCATATCCAGAAACTTGGAAGCTTACGCCGCAGACATGCAAAGAGGAGAACGCGCAGAGCTTCGCCGGACAACATGCTCGTAAAAGTACAAGCTGGTATCTGTTCGATGAAGCATCGGAAGTTCCTGACAAGATTTGGGATACGGCAGAAGGCGGCCTAACCGATGGCGAGCCGATGTTCTTCGCATGGGGCCAGCCAGTCCGCAATACGGGACAATTCTATCGTGTATGCTTTGGCGATTTAGCGCCCCGCTGGAATCATCGCCGTGTTGATGGGCGGACGAGCAGATTCACAAATAAAGCACTCTTGCAGCAGTGGATAAGCGATTATGGCGAGGACGATGACTTCGTTAAAGTCCGCGTGTTCGGTCTCCCGCCAGCGGCCTCAGAACTTCAATATATCGACAAAGGAAGAGTTGAATTAGCGCGGCAACGCAATGTAATGGCCCTTCCCGATGATCCCTTGATTGCGGGATTCGATGTTTCAGGAGGCGGCAAGGCGTGGAATGTTATCCGCTTCCGTCGCGGCCTTGATGGTAAGCCACCGGACATGAAACCAATAAGAATTCCCGGCGATCACGATCCTGACCGCTCGCAGCGCGTTGGAATCTGTGCCGAATTGCTGAGCGATCGGCGACCAGGGAGGCAATTAGCGGCCCTTTTTGTTGATTCCGCTTTCGGTTCCCCCATCGTAGAGCGGTTGAAGGGTTTGGGTTTCAGCAATGTTTATGAAGTGAATTTCGGTGGAGCAAGCCCAGATTTCCATTGCGCCAATATGCGAGCTTACATGTGGAAGAAAACTAAAGACTGGCTTAGCTTGGGATGTATTACCGATGACGCCAGCTTACCGAGCGACAAGAGCTTATGCACTCAGCTTTCTCTTCCCGGCTATCACATCAACACTTCTGGAAAACTGGTGATTGAGAGCAAGGAAAGCATTCAGAAGCGTGGCGAATCAAGCCCGGATGACGCGGACGCTTTCTGCCTCACCTTCGCCCAGCCAGTAGCAGTACCAAGGCCGATGACCGCCAAGCGGCCAGCCCCAAGACCGTCTCAGTGGAGCTAACATGAAAAAACTCTTTCTTCTGCCGATTGTGTTATGGGCCCTGGGCTCTTTCGGGCAGTTCCAGCCCAAGACTGGCAGCATCACGGTGTCGGGAGCTTCATGCACGGCGACAACTATCTGCGTGGATGTTCCGATTACGCAATCAAACGCTTCCACGATAGTAGTCACGATTACGGGAACATGGTCAGGCACGCTGCAATTCGAGGGCACGGCGAACGATCCAGCGCCTACGTTTGTTGCGATTGACGGAACCCCGCAGCCGAGCGGCGCGACAGTATCATCGACTACTGCAAATGGCACTTGGGTTTTTGATGTGGCAGGTTTCAATGATTTCCGCGTGCGTGCATCTTCTTTGGCCAGCGGTACAGCAGTGGTGACGATCAATCCTTCGCCAGCAGTTAACGACGCGACGGTCAATCTAAATTCAGGCGCAACTGTAGCGATTAGCCAAACGACTCCCGGAAGTACGAATGGTGTGAACATTGCACCAAGCAGCGTGTCAACGGTCGGCATTGTGCCGGGAGCATCCTCAGCGGTTGAGTCAAATCACGTCCTGAAAGCCAGCGCGGGCAATCTGTACTCACTCAACGTGACAGCCACAACCAACGGCCTAGTCATGGTATTCAATTCAACCACGGTTCCCGGCGACGGCGCGGTTACGCCGCTCTACTGCCACGCACTAACGATCAACAGTTCCGGTGTGGGCACTTGGACAATCGACAATCCGTCGATTCCGAGCGTATTTGGCACAGGGATTTCCGTCGCATTCTCTACTGGTACGAACTGTGCTAACAAAGCGGCCAGTGCTACGGCATGGTTCACTTGGAGGGTGCAATGAGACTGCGGGTACTACTTATTGCTGTTTTGCTGGCTGGGGTATGCTTTGGGCAGAGCGGAGGTGGAACGTCAAGTAGTGGCGCATCTGGTTCCGCAGGCGGCGACCTAGGAGGGACATACCCGAATCCGACAGTGAGCCTGAACGGTATCGGAACAAGTAAGTTGGTATCTCCACAGATAATCAGTTCTGGCTTGATTGGCCAATACGCCATGTCCGATGCCAGTGGAACGAACCTGCCGGATACGAGCGGGAACGGGAACAATGGCACGCTGGTAAATTCTCCGACCGTTGGTGCTCTTGGAATCACGTTTTTAAATTCTAGTCATCAGCGCGTGACTTTGCCATCTGGCGTGAACACTCTTCGCACAGTCCAAATATTCGCGGATTCCAGTTACGCCAATTTCAACAGCGGGGCGAGTGGATGGAAGTCTTACTTCGGAAACGCCACAGCTAACAAGATTAATTTGTTGACGAGTATTAGCACCGACGGGACAGATACTCACATCATTCCTACGGTTTACAACGGCGCGTCATTCAGCACTGAGCCGAATGCGTCGGCGACAAATATCGGCATGATTAGCGCCACCTTCGATACGGTCGATCATATATACATTAACGATCAGGAAGCGTCTAGCTATCTTGCGCAGGGAACGAACTCTGGAAATATCAGCGGCGGTACATTTCAGATCGGTGGTGCTACGGGAACCGGACTCGGCACTGGAGCGGATTTCACAGGGCAAATTTACTACGTCTTAATCTATAGCACTGTTCTCACTCCGGCACAGATCAGCCAGAACTATTGGGCGGTGGTTGGCATCCTCCGAAATCGCGGAGTTGTTATTCCAGCTCCAGTAATTATCCCCACCAGCACATCGACGGCTAGCTCGTTGGTAGCTGAAGGCGACTCCATCACAATGACTCCGGGTCAGGGAGGGGTAACTCCGTGGCTCACGACGGCAACAACCATAGATACGTTCACGAAATTTAATTTAGGAATATCCGGGGCCACACTCGCGAGCATTAATGGCTATTCGCAATCGGTTGACAACCTATATCATTCCAAGGCGGCGCATAAT